GGAAAATGAAGAATATTTCTGTATTGATTGCGCAAAACAACTAGAATGTTGGGGATCTGACATTAAATTAGATGACCCTGATTTATGTATCCCTATAAACTGCATAGATTATCAAGATATGGATGAGCTTTTTAATTCATAACCGGAACAGTAATGAGCAAATCCATAAAAAAGAAAAGACCCTCTGGAGGGTCAAAAAGAATAATTCTTTTGTTTGAGATGGCTGTCTCCCATCTCTTACCATTGCGCCTTGATGACGACGAGTTCTATAGTTACTCCACCATTTCTTTACATGGTTCCAGATTTCACTATACAAAGTTCCAAGCATTGGCTTTAGAACATACTCGATTACGAATGGAAGAATGTAAATCAACCATTCAGGGCTTATATCTAATATCATAATTGTAAGTTATTTAATTAAAAATTAGCCCGTCACGCATAGGTGGCGCAAATATAGTAATAAAAATGATAATAGCATGGTTTTCTTGCGGTGTAACATCCGCAGTAGCTTGTAAGATAGCACTAAGTCTGTATGATGATGTGCAGATTTACTATATCGAAACAGGTTCCGGGCATCCTGATAACACCCGGTTCCTATCTGATTGTGGAAGATGGTATAATCGCCCGATACATACTATCAGAAGCGATAAGTATCTCAACGTAGAGGATGTGTTGGCTAAGAAAAGATTTATTAATGGTCCTACTGGCGCAGCTTGTACATTTGAACTAAAGAAACAAGTCCGTTACAAGCTGGAAAAAGAGTTGGGAAATTGGGACGGTCAAGTCTGGGGATTTGATTTTGACCCGAAAGAGATTAACCGTGCCATTCGCCTAAAGCAACAATATCCGGATACAAAGCCGTTATTCCCGCTTATTGAAAGACAGATAACCAAAAAGGATGCAATGGGTATGCTATGGAAAGCTGGCATTGAAATCCCTGCCATGTACAAGATGGGTTACAATAACAACAACTGCATCGGTTGTGTGAAAGGTGGTATGGGCTATTGGAATAAGATACGGAAAGACTTCCCGGAGGTATTCAACCGAATGGCAGTAATTGAACGAGAAGTGGGTGCAACGTGTCTGAAAGACAAATCGGGAAAAATATTTCTTGATGAGCTTTCTCCTAACCGTGGAGAAATACCAGAAGAAATCATGCCTGATTGTTCTCTTATTTGCCAAATAGAATTCCAAGGAATAATAGACAGGCAGGTAGAGCGAGTTTTGAAAGGAGAAATTCACATTAATGACGTAACATGAAGAAAAGAATAGAAAAAAAGATGCAGAAACACCCGCACAGATACAAATTGCATCAGTATTTGAAGTGTGCCCGCCAATGGCGTTTTGCTCTGGCATATAAGGGTAAACTATACACGTTGTTAGACGATGGTAGAATTGTAAAGAAGGACGGTCAATTATGAATATAAAGAAAATAAAGGAACATAACCCTCAATCCTTTTTAGACGATTTGAAACGGGTAAGAGAAATCATGGTCTATACAGAGCATACCAACTCCTACTATAAGATTCTTAAACACGAATTGTTGAGAGATGCGGAAGAGAAAGCCATCACGTACTATATAACGGATTCTATATTCGCCAGAAAGCGTGATGTCATGGTAATAATTTAATCGAGAAGATATGAAACAGACAGTAGAAGAAGCAGCCTACAACTATCTCCAAAAGATATTGGAATCAAGCGATTTTGAGATAAACTTTGAAGAAGATAATTATGATGCCGGTGCTCGCGATGCAGTACTTGATGTAACAGAACGGGCTTATATAGCTGGTGCTGAATGGCGCATTAATAGCGTGTGGCATAAGACCAAAGATGAAGTGCCACAAGCTCATGGAAAATACGAAAATGAACATTATCCGCAGATACCATGCCTTGTATATGGGAAATTAAGCACTGGAACTGGTTACGGTGTCCGCTATTGGAATGTAACAGAGCAGTGCTGGGACGATGAAGAGTGTGATGATTACGAGTGTTCCAAAGATGCCATTGAAGAATGGGCGTATTTGGATGATTTAATACTAACCGAATAACATTTTTATGAACAGAGAAGAAGAAATAAAAGCAGCCAATCCCTATGGTAACAGTAGTAGTTTCGCATCAGGTAAAATGATTGGATTTACCATTGGGGCAGAATGGGCAGATGCTCACCCCAAGAACCCTTGGATAAGCGTTAAGGAACAGTTACCAGAAGAAAATGAGAATATCATTATCATGTGCAAGCATGGCGCAATATTTAATGGCACATACTGTAATGGAGTATGGTTCTGTATGGACGGTTATATCAATGATATATACAAAGACAGTCCTATTTATACTTCAATGAGCAGTATACCTCCATTATGGGAGCCTGTGGCATGGTTTCCCATCCCCTCTTTCGATGAGATACTCGAAGCCAACAAGGATGTACTGGAACGAATTAAAGAGAAAGGAGATTAAATATGAGAAAGATTGTACAGTTAGACGAATATGAGTATAGCAAGCTTGCGGACCTTGCCAAGCTCAATGAGAAAGAAATTGAAAAACGCGCCATTGACCTATGGAAAGAAAAGGGCGTGGCAGAAATAACAATCAATATAGATACTGAAAAGGACTATAATGACTACTGTCGTATTGATTGTTCTACATATTTCTTCTATAAAGATGACAGATTCTACATTCCAGAGAATGTACGGGAGAGATTCAGGAAAATTGTCAAAGAAAATGTGATGTGGAACATTGAAGAACGGTTCGGAGACTTAAAAGGAGCAATAAATAAATTCAATCGAGAAGCTAAATGGATTGGTTATACAAAATTCATATTTTATATGATGGCTTTGTCCGGTTGGGCTGTAGCTGCTGTGCTGTTTCTTATGCGTTAAAAGAGAAAGGAGATTGATTATGGAAATAAAGAACGGAATAATAATAGACGGGGTGCTGCATGAATTGAAAGAAACGAAACGTAATGATTGTTTAAAATGTTCGTTACGTGATTTATGTCAAAGTGAGTTCGGAAACGAGTGCCTATGTTGGATTGATTTAGCTTCGGAATCATGGACAAGAAATAATGAATTTAAGTGTCGTGGCAAAGTGACAGATATTAAGATAGATAAGGAGGAGTGAACTATGACCGAAGAACTCGTAACATTAGAGGCTGCGAAGCTGCTGAAAGATAAGGGCTTCAATTGGAAGTGTGAACACCTAATAGACCGTAATAAGGTTATTGCAAAATATGACCTTCCGCAAAGTATGTCGTGTTGTACGGAAATAGATGACGAACCAGTTGAATTTTTGTGTCCAACATTGTATATCGCCCAAAAGTGGCTGCGTGAAAACAAAAAACTTCATATCGAAATATCCTATATGTATGGAGACTATTGGATATATGATATACTGACAATTCCGGAACATGATTTAGTAGGATTGTCGGATAGACCTATTATCCATTATAAATCCTACGAGGAAGCACTGGAGGCCGGAATACAAGAAGCATTAAAACTTATATGAGAATGGACCCTGTTGTAAATGATGCTTATAGGCTTAGAAAACTTTTAGAAAAAGCAACGGGGCTAAAAGTATATAAGTCGGAACTAATAGCCAACTATTTTAATGGCTATCTAAGTATAGTACAAGAGTATAAGAATGAAACCAATCCGCACATTACAGTAGCACAAGGTAGCTGGTCGATAGAAAACGGTGGGGAGTATAAAATTTCACTCTATACACCTACAATCGTTATTAAAGGCAAGAGGATACTTAATACTCGTTTTGTAAAAGATGTAGCCTATAAGATAGTGGAAGCATTAAATGATGAATTTGGGGAAGATAATTGGAATACGTGCAATGAGGAGCAAAAGTGTTGGCTTCCCATGTCTCGAAATTCGTTCTATTTACAAATCCCAAATTTTGAGAAATATTAAAACTTATATAACTATGGCAAAAGTATTTATAACAAAGTATGCCTTAACAAAAGGTATTAAAGAGATAGAAGCAGATATTATTATAAGTAGATTTGAAGATGGAGAATATGTAATGGATGGTTTATGTTCTTACTTCTGTATAGGGGAAAACGCATTCACCGATAAATCCGAAGCGTTGAAAAAGGCGGAAGAAATGAGGATTAGGGAAATCGCTTCCCTTCGTAAGCAGATTGAGAAACTTGAGAAATTATCTTTTAAAGTAGAGGAGAAACAGCAATGAAGAAGATAATGTTCAATGATAAATACAGTCTAACCCAGGCTGTATTGGATGGTCGGAAGACTATGACGAGAAGAATTTCAAAAGAACAAATACGCAATAGTGTATTTTGGAAGAGTGGTTATGAGAGTATTCATGGATATGAAATAAAGCCTATATACAAAATTAGCGAACTTGTCGCCATTGCACAATGTTATGAAAGTTTAGGGATGAATCCCGAAATTGCACTTAATGATAGGGACGGAATAGGATTTTATACTAAAACTAAATTCGCACCCGGTTGGAAAAATAAAATGTTTGTCCGCGCTGACCTCATGCCCCATCATATCCGCATTACCAACATCAAAATCGAAAGATTGCAAGACATCTCCGATAAAGACTGCTTGAAAGAAGGAATTTATAAGGGACAATGCGGAAGTGCAGATACACATTTTATGGATGCTTATTATTATAAAGGGGACATTCAGCCTTATTGCACCCCTCGTGGAGCCTTTGCCGCCCTCATAGATAAAGTCTCCGGCAAAGGGACGTGGGAGTCTAACCCTTATGTTTTCGTTTACGAATTTGAATTAATAAAATAATCATGAGCATTGCAGAAGATATTATAGACGGTTGGTGTTGCCAACTTTGTGGCGTGTACTTTGAAGAAGAACACGGTTACCCTGTTGTTTGCGAAAGCTGCTACAACGAACTATCAGAAGAAGAAAAGAAAGATTATCAATTAGCAACCCATAAAGAATTTTAATGTATTTATCATATGGATGCAAAAACATTCTTTACCAAGGTAGTTCTGATGCGCAAAGCACAGAAAGACTATTTCAAGTGTCGCACCCAACAAAACTTGCGGAAATGCAAGGCACTTGAAACGGAAATTGACGGAGAAATTAAACGTGTAAATAGTATTACCGGAGTTTCCTCCGCTTCCAAAGAACCCCGACAGACAAATTTATTCACTGATTAAATCATACAATATGACCTCAACTGTATTAAAAGAAATCATGGCATTCCTTTTCGGGCGCAAATATTATGCCAACATTGTAGCAACAAAAGGAACAACAAAGCAAGAAATCTGTTCTTACATTTTTGCAACAAAAGAAGCCGCCAACCGGCATCGACTGGAAATCGAAACAACTCTGTCATTCCGGTTCGTCGAAACAGTTTCTTTCCGTTCACGCCGGATATATTTCGATTCGTCCGTAAAAAGTTAAACCATAACAACCAGTGAATCATTCTATTTTCGTATTATGATTATCAAAAAACTAAAAACATGGTGGCAGTCACGTAACTACTATGTGATTGCCGATGGTAACGACAATTCAATCACGCTATCCAAACGCTTATTTCTCCATATCAAAGGTAAGGCGAAAAAGGGCGATGCAGCCCAAGTGTTTGTTTTCAGAATTGCCGGACAAGATTCTTTCGGCTTCACCGTCAATCCAAATATCGGACAACCGACTCAACTATGCGATATTCAATATAATGACAAGTATAAGTGCATAGGCTTTGAAAGTCTGTGCCCGTCGGTCGGTCTTATGCTTTATGAGCATGGGTTACCCGGTGATAGTATAGTCAAACTGTCCGTGTCCATACATCGTACAAGTAAAGGTCTCATCTATTATCAAATTGAAAAGCCCAATGGAAAGTATATTAGGAAATACAAGAAAGGCTGACATAGTATTCTATTCTTCGGGAAGAATAGACATTACATCTCATATAGCCAAGCAACTCCATCTCTCGCGAGGTGATGTCTTGGATATTATGAGTGAGAATGGAGAATTATATCTTTATGTCAGATACCGCTCTCCTACTGGCGGCCGGCACGAAGCATGTGTGTTTCCCTCCAACAGACAAGGGAAACATTTCAGAGCCTCATCTAAGAGACTGTGCTCCGCCATACTTGATGTGTCGGGCGTAACAGACAAGGCAAGATTATGCGTTGGAGAGCCTAAGGAAAGCCAATATCATGGCACATTGCTGCCAATCATTACCAAACTCCTTTTGTAAGTAAGATATGATTAAAGAAATAAAATACAACGGGTATTCTGCCAATCCATCGGACTATGAGTGTGCCGATGGGGATTTGGCAACATCAATAGGTGTTATTCCTGAAAACGGTGCACTTAAACCCATATTGCCGCCATCCGAAGTATTGCAGCTTGAAAATGGGGTTTCGGTAATATATATCCACGAAACGGCATCTTACAGACACTACATTGTACAGAGTGGAAACGATATTCATTGGATAGAACGAAACGGTGATTCCCTTACATCAAACAATAAAATTGGCTATTGTTATGACATCAAGAGTATTAATGCAGTTGGTAATACCCTACTCGTTTTTTCAGCAGATGCTATTAACTATTATCTATGGAAATCCAACAATTACATTTCGTTAGGAGACCATATCCCCAATATTGAAATTTCATTTGGGCTTCGAGGAAAACCACGTTTGTATTCAATGAATGACGATAGCAAATCTACATTCAAAATTACATTTGACGGAATTGGTGAACATAATCTATTTGAAACGTGGAGCGAAAGCAATCAAAATAAAATCACATCACAGATTATGGCGAAGGTGAACAAGTTCCTTGCAGACCAAACAGTTAAGAAAGGCAGGTTTGCCCTTCCATTTTTTGTACGTTATGCTTTACGCTTATATGATGGCTCATTGGTTGGACATTCGGCCCCTATATTAATGAATCCTTCCACTAAAACGGCTCCAATTGTCTATTGGGAACGTGCAAGTGGTAAGGGAAGTTATACTGAAGCAATATGCGATATAATGCTCGTGGCTGCAAGTCTTGATTACAAGCTTCTTATTGACGGTAATTATGATTATAATAACTTAAAGCAAAATTGGGGTGATATAGTCAAATCTGTGGACGTGTTTATTTCAAAACCAATATATACTTATGACCAAAATGGATTGTGCAAATCGTTTGCTGATACAGACAATTTTGATACAAAGTTTATTGGCACGCTTGATTTTTCCGGTTATGCAGCCTCACGAAAGAATGACTGCATTCTTTTACCTGTGAACCTTGATGGATCATCTATGAATACATCTTCCCCAAGCGGAAAGAATAGCGCATTTGGGAACAAATATGTAGAATGGATATATTCTAAATTATACGATTTATATTTTTCACCCAATAGAAAGCATCCATCCACAACAATTATGCTACCGGAATATTCTGCCGATAAGAATAAGGAATCTTTAAAAGATGCATCACAATTCTATTTCCTACACTCCATAGAATTGTCAGACCTTACGACATCTGAACGTAAAGACATTATTGTTAATGATGAATATCTGCAGTCACTTGTTTCCCGTGAAGTAATGACGGATGACTATCTTACCCACGATAAACTTTGCGCCGAATTTTCTCACACATACAATGCCCGTTTAAACCTTTCCGGGGTAAAACGGGAATTGTTCGGTGGATTTACGGCTGCATCAATGTTCTCTTATTTGAATAGCGATACTCCATCATGGCAGGGACCTACAAAAGATAATCCCTCAAGGGTACTTTCCGTATCGTTTCCTACTTTCGGATACAGTGTTGTTGAGACTACAGTATATATAAAAGAAGATGGAAATGTATATGGAGTATCTGCGGCCTCACATAATAATTACACCGGATATTTTTTATCTGAGGAAAGACATCCATCGGATGAAGATGCCAGCAATGGGACAAACGGCTTTCTCGAAAAACGCTCTTGGGGATGTTATGCGTTCTATCCCAATATAAATGCTTTCAAAATGATTATCCGGGATTGGAAAGGTGCTTATGAAATAAAATTAATGCCACACCAATTCCTTAATGGTGCATATGCCGTACTTGACTATGAATTAGAACGTGCGCCACAAACTCCAACATATCCATCAACGAGTCATCCGGCAACAATTGAAATGCCGAATAAAATATATACATCAGAGGTGAACAATCCATTCTATTTCCCTATACTTGGTATCAACTCCGTAGGTACGGGAAAAGTTCTCGGCATATCATCGGCTGCAAAGGCTCTTTCTGAAGGTCAGTTCGGGCAATTCCCTCTTTATGCCTTTACTACAGACGGCGTATGGGCTTTGGAAGTATCATCTACCGGAACCTATTCCGCCAAACAGCCCATTACACGTGATGTTGTCATTAATCCCGACAGTATTACGCAGATTGACTCTTCCGTCCTGTTTGCCACAGACAGGGGGATTATGCACATCAGTGGTTCAGCCACGCAATGCTTATCCGACAGCCTCAATGCAGAAGATTTGTTCAGCATTGCAGACTTGCCTAAAGCCAATGCACTGATAGACATCTTCAACGGCAAAGCTGGTGAGAACGAAAAAGCAACGCTTTCCGATATCACCTTGTTACCGTTCAATGACTTCTTACGGGAGTGCCGTATGGTGTATGACTATACCAACCAGCATATCATTGTGTATAACCCGACTGTACGCTATGCTTATGTGTTTTCGTTGAAGTCAAAGCTTTGGGGTATGATGCTATCAGACATAGTAAACAATGTCAATTCGTATCCGGAAGCATTAGCAATGGCTGATGGAAATAGACTTGTGGATTTTTCCACATCATCCGCTGAAACCATAACGGCATTAGTGGTTACCCGCCCTTTCAAGATGGAGGAACCAGATGTGTTCAAGACAATAGATACCATTATTCAGCGTGGATATTTTAAACCAGGACATGTAGCACAAGTATTGTACGGTTCGAATGATTTGTTTAATTGGCACACTGTATGGAGCAGTACAGATAAATACATGCGTGGTTTCAGAGGGACACCATACAAAGCATTTAGAATTGCACTAATTTGTACACTTGACAGGTTCGAAAGTTTGTTGGGATTTAGTACCCAATTCAATCCCCGTATGCTCAACAGACTACGATAAAATGAAATAATACTATAAGTCAGTTATTTTTAAGGTTATCAGATTGTTTATAAGGAGAAAGAGCCGGTATGCGTGATGCACCCCGGCTTTTTTCATGAGGCAAATTAGTTACGTCAAAAAATAGAATCAACTTATTTGCGGATTTTCAGAAAAAGGCCTACCTTTGTAGACATAAACGGTAAAACAGTATGATTATAACATTCGACAAGGATTATCTGCGTGAGCTTTATGAGACCGGAAAGGGTGACAAGAAGCACCGTTTCCAGCCCGAAATCATAAAACGCTATAAGAAAGGCATAGATTATCTGAAGAGTGCAAACAAGGTAGAAGATTTGTTTTTGGTCTCATCCTTGCATTACGAGGTTTTGAAAGGTGATAAGGCGGGTATCTCCTCTATAAGGGTAAACGACCAATACCGAATCGAATTTACTGTGTCCGAATCTGTTATTACCGTCTGCAATATACTCGAATTGTCAAACCATTACAAATAAATTCGCCATGATTGAAATAAAAGGAATTGACCCCAAGATGATTGCCAACAATCTTGAACCGTTTGAACCCACGCACCCGGGCGAACTGCTCAAAGATGAAATTGAATATCGGGGCGTGTCGCAAAAACAACTCGCGGCGGATATGGGAGTGTCTTACACTGTCTTGAATGACATTGTAAACTGCAAACGTCCTGTGAACACCAAATTCGCCCTTTTGTGCGAAAAGGCTTTGGGCATCCCAGCCTATATGCTTCTACGTCTGCAAACGGACTATGATATGATAACGACGAAACGAGACAAATCATTTTTGGAAAGACTTGCTGGCGTAAGAAAAATCGCAGCGGTGCTCTGACTGGAGTCTGTATGTCTGCCAAAGGCTATAAAAGAGCTGGAATGCATAAGTTGCGGTCCGGCTCTTTTCTGATAGTAACGTCCTAAAACGGCTTCAACTTCCGTCTTATCTTTCTGGTTCGCGACATAAGTGCGGTCTGTATCTTGTTCCGTAGCATTGCAAACTTCTTTTCCCACTTGGCTTCGCTCGCCGGATTAGTAATGCTCATCCAGTCGGCCAGCACTCTGCACACCAAGTATTCGTGTATCAGTTCCTTCAGCATCCGCAAGGTAGTCAACGAAAAGGTTTTGGGTAACGTCAGCCTGATTTCGTAGGTCTCAGGCTGACGTAGTACATCATCTAATGCTTCTTGCCCGTCCAGCATCTCCTCTTTCGTATAAGGGTACAGCATCTCCACGCATTCTGCATGGGCGGTGTTCAGCACTCTTGTCACACGGTCTATATTGCCCTTTTGGGCGATGTCGAACACTTGATGGCGGGCGTGTTCGTTGTCTGTCTTCATGATGTCACCCTCGACAAAAGAACAATTCTCTGCATCGTAAAGCAGTTCTTTCCTTTTAAATACAAGTATTACTGCTTTTGTTTGAGACTGGCTGTTTTGACAATATACCATAGGCTTGAACATTAATCATGAGTCGGTCTTTCCGGACGACTGCGTTTGTATAGCGCATGCTTCACGTTTTCAAGACTCACTTCGGAGTGCTGTATGTACACATCAGCATCTTCCGGACTATTAATGGCGAACCACTCTCCAAGTGCCATGTCTACAAGATATGAATGTATGCCATTCCCCAGTGCGTCTGCCGAAGCGTTGTCATAATTGGACGGAAGCAAAAATTCCAATGAAAGTTTTCCGTTGTTATCTATCTCCTCATTCATCAGGTTATCTCTTGTTGTATTATCCTCATTGAGATATTCTCCAAGCAGACTTTTCAAAGAGGAAAAAGCATTGGCCAACGAACGACGTATCTGATAGCTGTTTTCACTATCATCATCAGCCTGCATATTGGATGCAACTTGATAGCTCTTTCCGGTCGCTTCTCGCGCCTGTCCTGTCAAATACGTCTTATTCTGAATATCATAGACAAGTTCTTTGACCTGCTGTATCACGGTTAATGTATTCTTGTTTTCTGTTATAATATTTTGAATTAATGATTGTTCGTATGTCGGACGTATGGGCTTTATTTTGAAAAATGCCTTACGCATTATATCCTCCATATAAGTAGCGGCTTCCGTTGCATATCCGGCAGCTTCTTCCTTATTGGTAAACGTATACCATTTTGCAGTGATATTCATCACGAAGAATGAAAACAAACTGCGCTGCATACTTTCTTTTAGAACTTTCTTGAATGAATTCGACAGCCCCAACAAAAGTCTGTATTCACTGCCATCCTCTGTTTCGTCAAGAAGTACTTTTTTAAGACTGTTGCATATGGTATTCCTACTCTCGCACCAAAAACGTTCAAGTATGCATTTATCCTCATCCGTTGTAAATATACGGTCGTAGGCAAGCTCATCATTCATTTTCGCACCGGTATACGACGTGGTTTTTGCTACCTCTTCATACACTTTTTCCTTATTGACCGTTAATATAATATCTATCATAATCAGAAATTAAACAAGTTATACGATAAACCTACACTGAAACATGGAGAGAAATGTGGTGTTTCCCTCAATGTTATTCCATATCCTACTTGCAGACTGATACTGAACTTTTTTTTCTTGGGTTTGGGATAATTACCCGTTACGGTCATTATATCACGCCCGGCAAAAAGTATCAGGCTATCAAGTTGTGGATGAAAGCCACTTACATAAGCCCGATATGTGCCTGTTTCGTACATTTTCTGCGTAATGGGGATTTCAACCTCAACGCTGTCTTTGTCCCTATTTGGAGATTTAGTCGTATCTGTTACGCCCGGAATCTGTTTCATACTATCCGGCTTTGCAGTAGGAAGAACCTGCGAGATGTATCTTATGACGATGGTATCTTTGGGTACAGGCTTGTAATAAGGTATGGTATCGAAAACAGTTATTCTTGTGGTATCATTTACCGGTAACTTTTTATCCAATATGCAAAAACGTACATTGAAAAACAGTGATGTGACAAATAATACCACAAACAATATTGCTACAATATCTTTAAGCCACTTTACCATATTTCTGAATATATCTGGTTATTGCCTCTACATGGGTTTTGACAATGGCTTGTTTACCTTCTTCGGAACAGAGATACAAGACATCGTCCTTGTTGTCCTGAAAAAAGTTTTCCGTAAGTACAGCCGGACATTTTGTCTTGCTCAAAATATAGAAGTTTTCTTCCCAGTCAGGATCGTCGTCAGAATTATCCTTGCGTATTCTTTGACTGATAAAGTTTTTTTCAGCTTCTTCATACAAGAAAGTTGCCAGTTTATCAGCCTTTGTCTTGCCTTTCGATGTATAAGCGCTCCATCCCCTTGCGTTCATCCATTCTATACCGTTTCCGGCAGCATTGCAGTGAATAGAAACAAGAACCACATTAGCCGTTCCATATCGTCCGCAAACTTCGTTTACACGCCTTGCACGTTCTGATAGTGGAACATCTACTGTTTCCCGAACAATACGTTCGGCATCATAACCTCTTGCGGAAAGTTCATGTGCTATTCTATCTGCAATTTCACGTACATAAGCATATTCACGCAGCGAACCGTCAGGACTACGTTTTCCAGGAGTGTTTTCACCATGCCCGTTATCTATAAGAATTTTCATGACTATATAATTTCGTTTAAATATTGTATTCTTCCAGATTATGAATTCAGCCGATAATAAAAATCAGTCTTTATGTTATCATACGCTAATTTTACATTAGTATAGGCTCTTGCGTTGTTTGCCCCATCCTCGTGGTAAATCTCATTCTCCACGACCTTTGCAACATCTTCAATCCAATCGTCATTGCAGAAATCAGAAAGAGGTCTGCCATGATAAGTAAATGGGTCAAACCGGCTATTCCTGTCATTATGTATCACTTGCAGGGATTTTCTTATCTTCAACGCTGTAGCCTCTTTGTCCGCAATGTGGTTTTCTTCACGCACGCGCTTAATAAGCCGGCAAACCTGTTCCACGCTTAAATCAAAGGCGAAACCCGAAAGGTTGCGTATACGTAGTTGCGTTTCTGTCCTCAACCCTTCCGATATGTCTTGCAGCATATCATTCTGTGCGTTTGTCGTTTTCGCCAGCTCTTGCAGACTTGCTTTGTTGTCTTTCATCATTTGGCTGATTATTGACTTGAACCATTTGAAAATAGCAATCATCATTGCAGCCGAAAGAATCAGAAAGAATGCGGCCGTTACAGCCATCATTCCATAGTCGCTGATTCCTTTTGCGACTTCCATAGCCTGTTGTGCTTCATTCATAACCAGCTACAAATTAACCATCCGAGAATTGCTCCAGCTACCGTAAGCCCAAAATCAATCCAATCCCATTTACTGCCATACGCCTTGTCTTTATATTCCAAAGCACCTGCTGTCAAAACTCCGGCATACATTGCTGTAAACCAGCCAAATGCAAAAATGCCGATAATCAGTCCTCCTACGAGGTGTTTCCACCTGTTGCTCATTCTGAGCCATTCAATTAGTTTCTTCATCATCTTAATTTTTTTGTTTACTTACAAAAGTAACGGAAGCCGAGCAATCCTACATGTTATCTTTTTACAGTCGTATATAAACCGCAAAATGTTTTGTAAAACTTTTCCAACCCGACTTAAATAGCTTTCAAAAAGTAATTAAAAGTATCACAAGCCATTTTATTCTACTTTATTTCTACCGTCCTTCTTCCCTAACATTTCATCTATCCAACAGCCTCTCAATAAGCCATAAGATATATCAATCTCTCATTTTTACCTCCAAAAAGCACCATTAGTTCCGCAGGAACTTAGAAATATCGGGCTAAAGGTGTCATTCTTGAACAATAGCGGACTTGTGGAGACGTGGGAATTTGCAGGTGGAGTATTTGAAAATATCGAGAATTGGAAATCAAATGAAGATAAATTGACCGATATTCGAGATGAAGCCATCGACAAAATAAAGGATGCGGAAAGTGATGCAATTTCAAATTTCAGTTCCCAGCGTGTTACTCCTGATATGCTGTCCGAATCAACCAAGCAGTTTATTAACGCAAGTGGCGGCGGTACAATAAATAATCTTGCGGACGACGAGGACCTTGTGTCTGTAGACAAAGGGGAAAGCTTAAGTGTTTTAAAATTTGCCGACCGCCCTTTTAGTCCTGACAGATTCAGCGGCAAGGGGTATAAGATATTGCGTAGGAATATTGTTTGTGGAAAGAATATTCTTACCCAGGAAATGATAAATCAGCCTGATACTATATATGAAATCAGATATGATTTTGATTTGGATGGCGCTGAGATAAGCATTCCTGAAGGGTGTATTCTAAAATTTAATGGGGGGCGTTTTTTAAATGCGTTGAATATCAAAGGGGATGTAGAAAACAAATACTTAATGCCGGAATGGTTTGGCGCGTCCAACGACGGTAAAACAGACAGCTCTGATGCATTTAATGCAATCGTGCGGATATGTCGCAGTATAAGATGTTCCAATAAGAAGACTTATCTGTTTACCAAAGACATAGATGCAAAGATTTTGAATGAATTGTCGATTGACATGAATATGTCTTCTTTCATAGATTTCCATATTGTCATAAACATGAATGATGGAATAAATGATTGGAGATCGGCATACTCTTCTATCGGGCTTTCAATCAAAGAAGGATTTATCATGTCTAAAGGCAGCGATACGAAATACCGTAATTGGCAAATTCCTGTCATAATCAGTGGGGTTCCTGTACATTTGGATAATATGAATATAAGGCGGGTTCCTTATATACTGGCATTGGCTGATAGATATATTGATGTCATGCGTTGGCATAATGTCATTTATTATTCATGGGAGGACACCTATTCAGATGTAACATACCGGCTTGATGCTATAAATGTGGTGTTAAGGGATGGTACTATATCCAAAATGAATGAGGGACAAGAGTTAGCGGGAGATGCTTGGATATTTAATTCGGTAAATGAATTCAGAGGGTATAACGAAAAAAGGACTTTTGATTATAAGTTAGGTACATTCAGAGGAGGACTGTATACTAACTTCATTAATTGCATACAAAGCAATATAACATTAACTCAAAAAATCAAAGCTAATTTTACCGGCTGTCACTGGGAAATCAGCGGAGTTACAATTGAAGGTAGTGGAGGTCTCATTCAAGCCAACTTTATAGGCTGCTATTTTTATATGAATAGCAGGATATTAAGTGAAAATCAAGGCGTAACATATATTGGTTGTTATTTTAGAGGGCTATGGGATAAAGCCGGAGATATGACAATGCCTGAATTTTTGAACAATACTGATATTGTGGATATGAATTGCGTGTTTCTCAACTGTAGAATAGGGGGGACATTGGTTGATACAAATCGGTACAAAGCCTGTTATTATAATTATAAGAGAACGACTTCATTAGGAATGCGCCAGTATGTTATGGACGCTTTTAACAAAGGAAATATTGAATTAAGGGATACCGGTAACATTATTAATAACCGGGAGAATGGAAATTATAAATATACAATATATCTGTTGTGTGGAGAAAATATACCTATTGCCAAACGTGTGTTTAATATGGATATTACTGATAGTGATAAAGGGAAAACGCCATATTTCTATATAAACCCGGGTAAGAACTATGGGTTTGAGGTATACAGAGAGTCACCTAACGGGAAAAAAGAAGTTGTTGTTGGATTCAGTTCGGTTAATGACGTTGAAACCTTATCGTTTCAGGATTTTTCAGACTGTGCATTAATCGGTGAACATGATTCTACCTGGTCAAGTATGAAGACATCGGTATTGCTGTGGAAACCAGTAAAGGACGACATACCGGACAAAACTTTATACCCGCATTTCTTTTACAATCAGGGAGTCTTGATGTCAACGAATGGGAATTTAAAAAGTCCTTTTTTTGATTTTTGCGCAATTCCATGTTTAAATGTAGGAGTTACTTCACAACGTCCTGGCAATGCAGATAATGGTTTTCAATTTTTTGATGTGACCCTGCGTAAACCTATATGGTGGAACGGTTCTTCATGGGTAGATGCCAGTGGAGCTACGGTGTAGTGTTTTACTAATTATTTATAGGGGGGGAGCATTTGAAAAACTAAATCATCAGTTTAGCGGCAGTTCGCTGATATGAAAATAACATCTTATCCACCACACCTAAGATGTTATTTTTCATACCAATAATAGTTGATGTTATTTAAAAATGTAATAACTCACTTCTTAAAAAGTCTTTCATACACTACTCCCGGTTGCATCTACCCACTCATTAGTATCGTCATTCTTTTTCCAAACCGGTTTGTTAAGAGAAGTATCAAAATAATAAAAGCCAGCAGGAACATTAGTTGGTCTATTTTCACTATTCCCTTGTTTCCTAGTATTCGCTATAATACCATTTTTATCAAGCCAATTGGTTCCATCATACTGATATTTATGACCTTTTACATATGCGGAATCACCTGCTACCCACTGGCCTTCTGTTGGTATCTCTTTCAATAATACAGTGACATTCATACCGTTATTCTGGTATACGAACCCGACAGGTGATTGTTCATCTATTATATTGTATTTTTCATCTTCATCATCAATCTCCCATTTAGTCGAATTGCCGACAATAGTTTCCCCGTCATCAATTAATATAGCAGTACCACAAGCCAATAGCGGTAAATATATTTTATGTCTTTCATCTAAATTGAATGTTCTTCTTAACATTGCTGTTGAATTCGAATATATTGTAGAGAACAAATATAATCGGATAACCTTATCATTTTCCAGCCTATTTATACTGTAAGAGTGAGATCTTTTTGTTATTATCTTGCGTGCCTTATCCAAGACCTCATATAATTCGTATTTATAATCACCTATTCTAAGTGTGTTATTATAAGTAAAATATATCCTTTTTGCCGGGATTAAACTGATATTATTTTCATAAAAATAATATGACAACTTATTGGTTATAGATGAAGCGCATACAATTCCATTATAATATCTGCCGTTCATAGACGGAACTTCATATATAGTACCTTTCTCCTTTATGAATACATTTTGTTTGTAGTATATATCACCATGATTTGATGAGACACTAACATAGCTATTGATAATTCTAACATCCGCATTCTTTTTTTCGACATATATGCAGGTAGGTTCTTGTATATAGACCTGCTCTTTTACATATCCATGATTATTAAATACACAATCTTGTATTATTAGAAAATTTGAACTTGATTCTCCTTTAAATGTGAATATTGACTTTTCATCAACATTTAGAGGACTTCTATGGAAATAGCATTTTATAAAGGTAGATGTGGAATCTTGTAATTTTATTTTATAGTGAACGGTATCTTCATTATGAAGCCCAAAAACAAAAGCGTTAGCATAATATAAATATACCCCGCATTGTATACCATTTCGGAAAGTAATATTCGGATTGTTTGAAAAATAAAAATTCATGTTATAGCAGTTATCTATAACTGTATTGTCGCCATTACTCTCCCATTTAACATTAAAATCCTTATGGGCATCATATTGTGGATTTTTCAATCTTGCCCTGTCATCAGCTCTTATATTATAGAGGCGTACATTATCTGCATAAACAGGAAATACAATGATTTTATTAAAGTGACTTATAAATACATTCTCTATATTTATATATCCATCAGATACTATAGCATGTGCATTAGGATAATATTCCAAGTATTCTGTTTCTTGCCAACCTGAGTACTTATATCTAATATCCAAGTCTTTTATCTGCATAGTTGCATAAGGTGTGCTTAATGGATTAAAATCATCATCTAAATTACAGTATATGGCATACCCATCATCTATTTGAGATAAAATAATACTACGAGCATGCCCACATCCTATTAGGCTATTATAAATATTAAGAACTATTTTTCTGCTGATATTGTATATTTTATCTGATAGTTTTACTGTAGGACAAATATTCAAAGCCTGCTGTATGGCAGCGGACCAATCCCCATCTTTAGGAGAATGAAACCACTCCGGACGAGCATGAGTATTTTCTATTTTTCCTTCTAAAAAGCCATTACTTATACTTCCACCTTGAAAATAGAACATACAACCTTCCGGCAAAGTTATGGTGGTACCATCCAAATCAAAATCATACTGAATCATATAAATTGTATGAGGCTGATTAACCATTTCCTGCGTAAGTATATTTTTACCGTCCATAATATTCCTGCGCAAGATTTTATATCCCATTCCCACATATATTCCAGGATTATAAGCACGGTCAGCAAATTTTAAAACACTTAAGTTTTCCCCTTTGTCTACAGACACAAGGTCTTCGTCGTCCGCAAGATTGTTTATCGTACCGCCACCACTTGCATTAATAAACTGCTTGGTTGATTCGGACAGCATATCAGGAGTAACACGCTGGGAACTGAAATTTGAAATTGCATCACTTTCCGCATCCTTTATTTTGTCGATGGCTTCATCTCGGATATCGGTCAATTTATCTTCATTTGATTTCCAGTTCTCGATATTTTCAAATGCTCCACCTGCAAATTCCCATGTCTCCACAAGTCCGCTATTGTTCAAGAATGACACTTTTAGCCCGATGTTTCTAAGTTCCTGCGGAACTTGGGCAATGGCGCCCTCCAGACTATACTTATTGGTTCTACCGATACCAGAGGTCGGGTACACAACCGACACATTGATTTCATTAAACAGCTTGTTGATGGACGTGCGTGTGCCGGGATGTACCACTGCATCAGAGGTTGTAGCGGGATAAATATTCTCCCAACCTTTTGAAAGTTTATAAATTTTTGTCATATAATTCCTATTTTTGCCTAAGTTCCGCAAGAATTTGAACTGCTGTTATTTTTATGTAATTATTCATTCATTGTCTTTTCTCGGAAACTGCTAAATGCAAGAAAAAAGCATCCAGCATATCAGAATATTCCTTCGTTGAAAGCGCTACGAATATTTGACAATACTGTTGATAATTAATTTTCACAACTATAATATTGATGTTACATCGTCAATTTCCTCGGCCGTTAAGTATCCTGTTAAGTCGATACTTCCACCCCCTCCAGTTTCCCCTGTAGCACTCCATATGCCTTTTGTCTCGCAGCGAAAGATTGGCCCTGGTATCGTATCACCCACTATGGCCCAATCACCTACAATCGGAGATGGTATAGCCGCTTTTAATGCTTCAATAGTAGGATACAGCCCTTTACTCACCCCCTTAATGTTTTTTGCTTCAAACCAGCCGTCCACTCTTACGTTACCTTTCAAGTGGGTTTTCCCTTGAATAATCGCATCACCGCCTATCGCTGTATTGCGACCAATGGAAACATCACCGTCTATTTGTTTTGATTCATGACTCATATTAATACAGATTTTGCCAATTCGTTCAATGCGGCACTTTTTTCCGTATCGCCGAATGTCGTTAATACTAATGCAGCTATGGTGTATATCACAGCATCATAACATTTCTCGCAGATTTCTATTGAGTCATATATGTCTATTTCCGGATAAGGTAGATATACAGCACGACTCACTTTCGCTTCTGTCGTTTTGCATGAATAAAATTCCATCACTCTTCCTTCCGGTCGTATGGATATAGCGCAAACAGGCCGTTGGCATGTTCCTCTTATGCCTTTAAATCGGGAAGACTGTTTTTTGTATTCAGGATCATCGGTACTTATGGGGTTAAATACCGCACGTTCCCAATCGTTCATTTGAAAAGCTACAAGACGCATGAAATCTTCCGGTAGCAATATCCATCCACTTTCATGCTCTTTCCAATATATAGCATCACCGAAGTTATGTCCACCATCAAGCAGATAAGGCGATGCAGAGCTGTGTACGCGCTTCACCGCTTCCACAATTTTCGATGCAATGATGTCGTCAAGTGCAAGGGTGTCCACATCGCCTATAATCTTCAGCGTATCGCTGTTTGTGTTCTGGTCCAAAGCGATGCGTACATCCTCTTGTATTTTGTTCTTCTGATATACAGCCATAAGTCCTTATCTTTATTCCAAGCCCTCGAACTCAATTCCGTTTGCAGCAGCCTGCTCCATGATTGCCTTAGTCGAGCGCATGGAAGTGCGGCTGATGCCGAAAGTATCTGCAAGGTAATCCTTTGCACTTGCAATGTCGCTTACTTTGACTTTGCGAGATGTCGTATTGTTATCCCCTGCGTCTTTTTGCGGCATTTCGTCCTGTCTGCCGGTTTCGTTGTCAGGTGTGTCTTCACCACTGTGCGTACCTTCAACATGCAGTTTTTCAGGTGAACCGCTTTTAGACGCTTTGCCGGCTGCTTCTGCTGTCTCGGATTGCCCGTGCGCAGAATGAAGTTTGAACAGTTTGCCAAACTTGTAATGGTTCTCTACAGACTTCTGTATATCTTCATTGTCGGTAGTGAATACGCTACTTCCGTTTGACAATGGAACGAATGTAATATGCAGGTTCTTCTTACTCGGAAGTACCACATTAATACTGATATTAGTATTCGCCTTGTAGGTTTTTGTAATCATATTCTTAAAAGTAAAAAGGGAACGGGACACCTTATCCCATCCCCGGTAATTAATAATTCTTTATGAACTCTTTATTATGCTGCAATTAAATCTTGGGCAGGTGCTTTAGCCAGTCTCATACGTGCATGTGCCTTTGCATAGCGCAGATACAGGCAACTTACCTCTTGAATAACTACCGCATCAGTACGACGGATACCAGCCTTTTGCAAGTCGAGTACGTTACGTGCCCAGGACACATGTGTTTTCTTAGAAAGATATTCCGGGTCCATTGCAAAGCCGCAATCACTCATTCCGTTTACATCGAACAGTTCATGGTGTATGGTCAATACTTCTCCGAAATCAGTATCCCAAGATTTGAATTTCAAGTTCCATACCTCCACGGTATCTTTCAAGCGGAATTTTTCGCTCTTTATCTTGGAGAATGCAGAGAGCATATCACTTCCACAGAATAAAATCTTACGCTTATTACCGATGCCGGTACCAACAAAAAGGTCTTTGGTAATATCCACAAGGTTTTCATCGGTAATTATGGCGCATTTCTTGTCAGTATCCCATTCGCCCACCTCGATGTCCTTTCCGGCCATCCACCAGATACCACCTGTAAACCAAGTGTTCATGCCGTCCTTTGCAATGTGCTTGATAACCTGCTTCACACCGAACAGATAAGTATTTTCCATTGCGAGGCGCATATCATATACACCGTCTTCTTCAATGTCTGAGAAATTCCAGTTCACTTCTTTGGCGGCAATCTTGTCAAAAGTTGATTGCTCTACCTGAATCATGAAGTTCTGACAATACTGGGTTTCAGGCATAGGGATATTATTGAATCGTCCTGTCTGAACATCCAATTCCCCACATGCTTTTCCCATGCGTACAAGCGTTGTTCCTTGTGGAATTTCCGGAACAAGAATCGGCTGTTTGCTTGAATCATCCATTTTGCCATTTACGGCATACACTGTAGGAAGATTTGTTGAGCTGTCCTTTCCGCACACACAAAGCACGAGGTCCGGAACGTTGCTGTCATCTTCCGTATATTTCGTTCCGTCCGGTTTGGTGATGGCGCTGACACCGACTACCCTAATGGTATCATCCAACGTGAACATATTCAAATCATCTACCGGCAACGACACGCTCGCACCGCTGAGCATAGCTTCCAGCTTTTTGTTGGTACTGCATTTGATTTCACGTGTACCCACGCTGTAATACTTCACTTCAAATGAATTGGTGGAGCTTGATTTTGCATAACGGCTGATTTGGTCAATTGGAGTAGCCATCGGACGGATTTTCACGATGCGTTTGTCCACATCACTCAAATAGAAATTTGGGTCGCCGGTTTCACGCCCTCCTGTTTCAGTGGAAATACCGTCTGTTCCACCCGTACCGTCCGCACCAGCTGTTGTTTTACCCGCATCAGGCAGGTTCGATGCTTCTGCCATCATGACACCGCTTGATGCACCCGTCACAAACGCCAATATCATCAGCGTAATGCGACAAAAGAAACTCATTGTTTTCTTCATTGCTCGAAATTTTAAAAGTTAAAAATGTAATTGGTTTATATTTATCTGTTTATCGCCTTGCGTTTTTCACCGCCACGCTCCCAGATGTTCTGTGTACCATCATAACGCCCGATTGCACCGAGGTCAGGCATCTGCCGTGAACCGCCACTGCCGCCACCGTTTTTACCGGCAAGGTCGGCTGTACCGTCATTTTTGCCTGCTTTGCGTAGCTTTTCTTCAATCTTGCTGTTGCGCCCCTTTACTTCACCCTCGTGTCCGGCAGCTTCCACATCGCTGTCGTGCCTGATTGCTTTTATGGCCATTTCTATGCTTTCACGTGTAAACTTGCCCATGATTCCGTCACGTACAATGCCTACAAGGAAATCCATTGCGCTGTCGATGTCCTCATCCGGCAGTCCTTCTTCCTGCTGCATGGTTTCAAGGGTGGTCAGGGTTTCGTTGATGTTCTTTTGATACTCTCCCTCATACTCTTTCTCTTGGGCAATGCGTTCTGCAAATTCCTTGTTGGCAGCAGCAAGTGCTTCCTGCTTTTCGGGGTCCTCAAGCGCGGCTTTGAAATCGTCTCCGAACTTGCGGACCATTCCGACAATAGGGTCTTCTCCCTTGCGCCAGTCAGTAAGGAAAGCGGCACTTTGCGGGTTGCTTGCAAACAGGTCGGACAGCGCTTTTTCACGTTCCCTATAACCGGACAATTCCTTGTCGTAACCATCGTAATCGTCATTGATTTGACCGAATAACGCTTCATCATCGGCAAATTCCTTGTCCGGATACTTTGCTTTCAATCGCTCCGTGTATCGCTCGCGATTGCTCTTAACTTCCGTATTATTAGGCATAATTCAAAAATTTAATTTATAGTCAGATTCTACAAGACAAAAATAGGCAGGGAAAGCAGGATGTCATGTTTATCTTTTTACGCTCCTATTGGTAACTTTGGTACTATAACGGGAAGAAAAATGAAGCATAAAGGAGCAGTTATGGAATACTCTATGGAGCGTATGAACGACTTGATGAGAGCATACGATGAATACATTTCATCGTGTGATTATATCCGTATGCCTGAAGTGTATAAAGTAATTGTAAACATGCCGTCCCGGAGGTTTTGGGTCAGCGATATTCGTGCAGCATTGGTCGTTTCCGCCATGATGAGGGGTGAGAACGATTTAAGCGGTATGTGGCCGTTGAAGAAAGAAATGTATGAGGAAATTCATACAAGGGTTGTCGCTCTCAAATCAGAACACCCGGAACTTACCATTTCTGAACTGTGTGCTAAAGTAATTGCTCAACCCGCACCGAAATTCTACCTCACGCCGGGTAGTGCGAAGATGATGATATGCAAGGCTAAAAAACGATGGATGCAAGAAAAATTGAGAAGATTACGGCTCTCCTGATTTCTGCCATGATTGTGTGTTTGTCATTTTCAGGAGAATGGGATTGGCAAACTGTCGGCATTTACGCTGGAAGTAATATGTCAGGACGCTTGCTGTATCCGTTTTTCCATACGAATATGTTTCATGCCTTGCTCAATTCATGGTGTTTATTATCGATTATTTTCATTTACGATATTGGGATAGGAAGATTGCTGTCAGCCTATATGATTGCTGTTACAGTTCCAGTTGATACCCTTGGATATTTCACGACAATGGATTCGCCAACGGTAGGATTGTCCGGATTGGTTTTCGCCCTGTTTGGTTCAATATCGTTTGAGGTATTACGTAAACGGTATTATCAGTTATGGATGCTGTTTTACCTTGTGGCAGGCTTCCTGTTTCCGGGCATAAATGCCGTATTGCATCTTTGGTGTTATGTATTGGGACTCATCATGGCTCTGCTAAACAAGCCTGTTAAAATCATGCACCATGAAAGATAAGGCCATCAAGGACATATTGACAGAGAATGAACGCCGCAATGCGATTGTATATGCAAAGTTCAATCCAATTACCGGAGAAGGTTCTGTCGGTAAACGTGTAAAGTGTACCATCAGTGACTTTCCTATACATACCCAGTGGTTACCGGAACGTATCATGAAAGTACCGCTTGTACGCCAACTCATCGAAGCCGGTTCTATTTCCAAATTCCTCACGGACTACATGGGCGTGGAAGACAATCAGGATGATCGCTTGAAGGTCATAGAGCAGTTTGTACGAATACGCAGCCGCGAGGATTTTCCGTTTTGGGCGGCAACATTTGTCTATATCAAGGCCAAAGGCGGTGGTGAGGATGTCCTGTTTCGTCTGACAAGACCTCAACGGCGTTTTGTGGATCGGCTTGAAAAATTGCGTATTGCAGGGAACCCGATACGCATCATCCTGCTTAAAGCACGGCAATGGGGTGGTTCCACCACTTCACAGCTTTATATGGCATGGTTGCAGTTGCTTCACAAAACCGGCTTAAACTCACTTATCATTGCACATCAGGGCGCAGGCTCCGATGAAATCAAGGATATGTTCGACCGGATGATTAAAAGTTATCCTGTCGAAATGCTCTATAAAATAGATGAAGCCTACAATGAGAACGAGCCGAAGATTGTAGGAGTGGGAAAATCGGGAAGTATATCGCGTATTCCGCAGCGTAACTGCAAAATCAAGATTGGTACGGCTGAACGCCCGGATTCGTGTCGTGGCGGTGATTACAATCTTGTACATCTCTCCGAAGTGGGAATATGGAAGGCTACGGAGGGAAAGAAACCGGAAGACATTGTGCGCTCCGCCTGTTCGGGTATTCTCCTCAAGCCCTACACCATGATTGTTTATGAAAGCACAGCAAATGGCACCGGAAACTTCTTTCATCGCGAATATACTGCCGCAAAAGAAGGGAAATCCCAGTTCGAGGCAATGTTCGTTTCATGGTTCGACATCGAGCAATATACACTCGCTTTTGATTCGGACAAAGAAAAATGGGATTTTGCAGAATGGCTTTATCAGAATCGGGACAATGAAAATACAGATTCCGAACGTGAGGAATGCGGTAAGTATCTTTGGTCGCTGTGGGAAAAAGGTGCTACGCTCGAAGCTATCCATTGGTACATAGCCGAACGCAGGAAGTACAATGACCATGGGCAGATGGCTGCCGAATTTCCGTCTGATGATGTGGAAGCCTTCGTACATTCGGGAGCACGTGTGTTCGACAAATACAAGGTCGATGCAATGCGCAAGACCTGCAAGAAGCCTAAATATGTCGGCGAAGTCTGTGCCGATGCGGATGAGGGCAAGAACGCTCTGCAGAACTTGCGTTTTGTGAAAGACAAACAGGGGTTGTTACATATTTGGGAATTGCCCGAAATAGATGAAAAGGAAGTTGTCACCAACCGTTATTTGACTATTGTCGATGTCGGAGGACGTTCCAATAAAGCAGACTTCTCTGTTATTCTTGTGCTTGACCGTTTATTCATGGCTGATGGTGGAAAACCCGTTGTAGTGGCGCAATGGTATGGGCATTGTGACATTGACCAACTTGCATGGAAAGCAGCACAAATAGCGGCTTTTTATGACAATTCACTTTTGGTGATAGAAAGTAACACGTTGGAAACGCATGACAAGGAGCGGCAGGTGGATGGAGACCAGTCACAGTTCATCCTTAATCAGATTAAGGAGATTTATCCTAACCTCTATGCACGTAGCCAGTCCGAAGAAGCCATACGTGAGGGCTTGCCAACCAAATACGGCTTCCATACCAATGTATCCACTAAACCGATGATTATTTCAACGTTGGTTAAGGTTATTCGTGAGAATATGTACACAGAACGTGATGAGCGTTGTTTGGACGAATACCTATGTTATGAAAAGAAACCGAACGGTGCCTTCGGGGCAATTAGCGGAAAGCATGACGACCTGTTGATGACGCGTGCCATAGGTCTGCACATCTGCTTCTTTGAAATGGAGATACCGAAGATTGTACCACGCATCGGGAGATTTAAAGTCAGGAAAAAGAAAGCTGTCTCGGCAGCAACAATATAAGTTTAATTTAAAAACAAGGAACTATGAACATTTTCAAAAGAATCAGTGCTTCGCTTCGTTTACGTGAAGCGATCAGACAAGCGGACGAAAAACACAAAGAAACCGGAGAACGTTACTACGTTATGCCTGCTGGTGGAAAAAAAGGACAGCTTATCATTATGGATAGAAAGAACTTCCGCAAGTTGAAACAGAAAGGCTACATCAATCACAATACGTTCGTGAGTGACCTCGAATGCGAATGTTTCTACTGTACCCCCTACAAAAACGGTTCAGGCACGCTTCCTTCGGTTGTTATGACATTGAAACGTAAACAATATTTTTCATGGGTTAATTCGCTGAAAAAGTCAAAAGAAAATGGGAAAATACGGAAACATTGATGGCATTGTCACACTGACGAACGACCCTCTTGCACTTGACAATATCCATAAATTGAAAACCGATGACCGAATCATGTGCAATGATAATGGACATACCGGAACAGTATTGGAGGTAGATAGCGATGGGTATGGTTGCACCGTTCGCTTTGACGATACGGAAGAAACATGGATAGAATGTGAGCAACTATCCAAAGAATAAAAAAAGGGGCATATCCGATGGATGTGCCCCTTTGATTTAAGCAGCTCTCATTGCATCATATAACTGGTTTACTGCATTTATATTTGTACCCTGCTGCGCCTGTTGAAGTAACTGAGGAGAGATACCTTCAGGTATTTTGCCCTGCTCCAGTTGCTCTTTCTGAGATTTGATGCTTTGCAGCAATTCATCTGCAAACGGGAAATCTCCATGCTCAAGCAGCTGCTCTACACTAATTGCCTGAGACTGGTACAACTGCATAAGCATATCGTTAGCAAGATGCCTGTATGCCGGTGTTGAAGTGCTTTCGGTAATGCTTAAATCAAATTCTACATCACGTATTTTCTTCGGGTCATATTCGATTTGTGCACCACTCTTGCCTGCAATATTGAATACACGTTTGCTATCATAAAACTGTTGCATATTCTTCACGTCCTTGTATGCACCGTCAACTACAAAGCAACTGAACGACTCCAGCAAATCAAGTAATGATTTGGTGGCATTTTCTGTCTGTTGGTTATAGTGTGATGCGCTTTCTCCCGAATATCCCGGTTTCCCTTGCAATGCACCTGTCACGCCTGAAATGTCCTCAAAGAACTTCAGCTGTATATTGAGCAATTCTGCAATACCTATGTTGGTGGAATTGTTGGCTACCTGCTCCGGAACCTTACCACTCTTGCTCGGCTTATAGACAATCACACCGTTAAACTCGGTCCAACTCTCTGCAATATCGTCAATGCTCACACCATCAGGAAGACAATCCTCCGGCATCATCAGCACACCTTTTGCGCTTGCCCTCATAATCCAGTCATAGAGAGTTATCAACCGGTTGGTATATCTCTGCTGGTCGATTACATCAGCAACGAATGAATGGATTTCACCATCAATGAACGGATATGCCTTGAAAACATATGGATGGCTTCCATGCTCGTAAGGCGTTTCCCCCTCCCTCAATATGTCGCCAAAAGGAGAAAGGTAATAGAAATACCAATAATCGTCCACAAACCAAGTAGCTTTTATCAACGGAACCTCATCTTCCGGCATACCGGCTTCCTTGGCCATACGCATACGTTCTTCATTTTCAGTAAGCACCACTTGTGCGTAATCTTCTTCGTCTATTTTGAAAATATCGCCGTTTTGGTAGTCATGGCAACGGTATCTCGGTTTTTGCTCCTTGCGCCATATCTCTATCACACGGCATCGTCCCGGCTCGCTTGTGAATAGAAAATCGTAGTTTTCCAAGCGGCTATACCCGAAACGCTCCACATATGTGGCTATGTAATCTTTCCTTGCCGCCCACTTGTAAATGTCACGCAATTGTCTGTATTCCTGCGGACTTGATGCGAACTGTTCACACAACTGCCCGAAAGAAATGTCGTGAACTTCTCCAAGCACGGAAACATCCCAACCTCTGAAATCTCTCATGTTGTTGTCGATAAAGAAATTATTGGGTTGCACATAGTCCGTCCAACAATCCTCTTTTCCATTACGCCAACCGTACGACTTACGGTGAACGATAAAACCGCTTATCAGGAACTCTTCCATTGTTCGGGCATATACATCGTTCATTCGGTTAAGCTGCATGTTGCATTGAAGTATCGTACTCATCGTTTCACCAAGTTTCTGTTCATCCCGATCACGTGCGGTACAGGTCGGTTCTTTACTTTGGCTTCGATACACGCCAAGCACGCTTCGCACAAGTCTACGGATAAGGTTGTTTTTCAAAGGCACGTTGCCTTGACTTTTAATGTATTCTTCCTCGCTCATGGATTTTCCGTCCACACAAATCATATCGTCCCATTGGAAACCGTAGGTATAGCGTTTGTTCCGTTCCCTGTCTTTCCGAAAATCTTCCATCTGATTCCAATAGTATTGTGCTTCCATCAGAATATCAAATGCCCGGCGGTCTCCATATCGTTTTGCAGAAACAACGGTGTCTATCTCGGTAGCATCATCTCGTTTGGTAGAGATACGGCTCATGGGTAGCAACTTTCTTTTGTTCTTATTCGTATCCATAATTTCATCGTTTTAATGATTGCTCGGAACAAAGATACTGTTCCGGGCAATCATCCTATGTTTAACTATTTACGTTTACGAGTCCGATTCATTTCTTCTATCATCTCCTTTTTGAGTTCATTCAATTCAGACTCAATACTCTTACGCTCCTCATCATCAACTACATCATTCAACTCATTATAGAGGTCGTCAATATCCCTGCGATAATCCTCAAAGATTTCGTACCGCTCATATTCGGGTGAGTTGTAAAGAAAATCAATCTTTTCAGCATAATCAAAGATGTCGTTCTCAGTATCTTCCTCGTAATGCTTCAATCGAGTTTTCAATCGGTCATGCTCCTCTTTCAACCGGAAATACTCATTGTTTACAGCCCTGTACTCGGTGCGTTCGTCCCCGGCTTTGACCAGTCTGTTTACCAATAAGATGCTGCGTGGGTCATATTCTCTTGCTCCGGAAATGGTTTCCGCTGTCTTGGCCATTTTGTCAATAGTACCGAAAACACCACCGAAATATCCGTTCAAGAGATATTCTACCTTTGCCGGATTAAAGTCAATCGTTCCTTTTGTATATGGGTCCCCGCCCGTAGCTTCATTCATGGCATTGGCCAATCCGACAATGTATTTATTGGCGCTCTTATACGCCTTTGTCCATTCGGGCATATCTTTGTTGTAAGGTGTGTCTTTATAAAGTGGCATACCCGTCCAGCTCTTTTCTGCAACGTAGGCTTCCCACAAGGGTTTGTAGGCACTCGGTACAAAGGCATTCAATCCTCCGCCACCCTCCAAGAAATCAATAGGTAATATCTGTGTAGCCTGTCCTGTTATGGCTTCGGCAATTTCTTCGCCAGTAAGATGTTCCTTTCCGTTAAGGACGGAAATCATCAGTTCGCCCATGCCGTAAACAGCCCTGTATTCTACCGGAAGAGGAATGGATACCCAACTGTTTCCTGCCTTGAAAAGAATATTGCTGCGCCTTACATATTCGGGAAGATTATAGTATGCGTTCTTGTCATCATCGTCATTATCGCCACCCAAGTAGGCAACAATGGCACCAAGAAGGAACATCGCCGCAATACCTGTAAAAGCTTTGGCAGGATGGCGTTTCATCTGTCGTCCAAAGTTTGCCGTACCTTGAATGGCTGCATTCCAAAACACATAGCCGCTACGACCAAGTCCCGATACCAATGCACTGGCATTACCAGCCTTTGTCTGCCCTGTACTGTCATAGAATTTTGCTCCGCTGCCTTTCTTGTTGAAGTTTACGCTTATCTCCTTTGCATCATAGATGGCTCTGTCAATGCTCCTTCCCATTTCACGCGATGTCATGAAAGCGGCAAAACGGGCGCAGTTCTCGACTGCCCGGTTGCATTCATCAAAGCGTTCACCCAACCAGTCCCATGCTTTTTTTACAGGAATCTTGCCGTTCGATTTTTTCAGTTCCCTGCGTATGTCGTTCTTATGTTGTTCAATGTCCCGGATATTGGCATAGCCTGTTTCTCCTCCGTTCATCATGAACTGATGAAACATTGCTTCCGTCTTGTTGCCCATGTCAAGCGTCCCTTTGCGGTGCTTTGCCAAGAGCTGCTTTATCCTTACAGGGTTGGCATACATATAATTGCGATGAAAACGCAGTGCGTAGTTCGGGCTTTCCCTTATCCAAGTCATGGTGTTGGTGTATAGCATATCTCGCATGAAGTTCGACACGATGAAGTCCGGGTTTCGTGTGGTATAGAACGCACTCAACTGTCGGTTGATATTTTCTCCTGCACGGAGAATAGCCCCGATTGCCCCTGACATATCGTTATCGGGATTTGTCTGTCCGTTCAATGCCTGTGCTGCGCGGGGATTGCCGTTAATGGTAATCACATAGTCCCTGCCGCCACGTTTCACTACAATTTGGTGCTGCCTCATATCCTGGCTTTCCACAATACGGTAAGGAATATTCACGGTATCCTTGCCGTGCTTGTACCGGTCAGGATATTGCTGCGCCAATGACTCCATTTTAGTTTCAAAGTCCAGCATCTTCCGTTCCACCACTTCGGGAGTATCTGTACTGTCTATGTTGTCAGGAAACACTGGCTTCCATTCGTCGGCCACCGTATCGTATTCTACCCAAATGTCGCTCACACTGACAAGGTCGCTCGGATGGTTGAGGGCGAAATTAAGGAAACGCTGTTTTACCAATTTGTTCCGGTTGCCCTGCATGATAGCACCTTCTGCCATTGATTGCAGGTTGGCAAACGGGTCATCCGCTTTCGACCTGCGTCCTTCCGCTTTCTTGATAGGAGCATTGAATGCACTTTGCTTGTGCGTCAGATATGCGTATGCTTCAGAACTGGTCTTTTCGTCAAAACCACGTAGCGGAATGTAAAAATCATACATATCTGAAATTTTATCAAAGGTCGCTTTGCTCATCATGCCACATTCGTATGACTTTGAAAGTATTGCTTTGCTCGCGGCATTGATTTTTTTCCAAAGGTCGGTAGTGTCGTGTGCCTGTTCGTAATCGTTAACCATTATATGTGCTTCCGTTTCGGCATCGGTAACATTATCCATACCTGTAAGGGCTGTAAGTCCGGCATAGTCGGTTTGGTCTGCATCGGTTGCTCCGTTATTGATTGCTTCATTACGCATATATGTATTGCGTTCAAGGCCGTGTTTCGCCATCATGTAATCAATCAATTCCTCACGCTCTGCCTCAGTCCTGGCAAGTTTGGCAACCTCATCAAGCATGGGCTTGAACAGGGTGTGGGCAAATGCATCGGCTTCAGCTTTGTTCACACTTGACAGACGGTTTTCTCCCAAGTATGCGTTTTCAAATCCGTCCACATCCTCAATGTTTGTTTCCTTGCCAAGGATTGCAGTCATGGCTTCTTTCAAGCCGAGCATACTGTCCTGTAATGCTTCCTGTGATTGGAACATACCGCTTTTTACACGCCTTTCATAACGGTCACGAGCCAACTCCCTTTCATGTATTTCCGGGTCACCGGTACGGTATAGTGCATCATCACTTTCTGCAACAGTCTGATGATGTGGGTCGGAAACCGCATAATTTCCGACTTTCAGTTCATACTGCTTTGCCACATCAGCGGCTTCTCCCAATATATTTCTGTATCTGCCTGGTTCCGCAAGGTTCTCGTAGCTGCGCCACAATATATAGCGAAGTTCGTTGTCTGTCAGAGTAACCCCTCTGAAATCTTCAAAACCTATCTTATGGAGCATATTCAGAAAGAAATCCTTTATCTGTTGCCACCAACTTCCGTTAATGTTCTCAAATTCGGTATCTTCTGCAAGCGAAGCCAGATATTCTTCGGTAGCCTTACGGAAATCCCAACCGTTTTTTGCAGCCATATTTACAATGTGTCTGCGTATGGTCTCATCAGCATTATTGAATACATTATCGAGGAATGTATCAAAATGTTCTCCGAACAACTGTCGCAAACCATAGTGTGCCACAGCCTCATGCAGCAGTGTCTGCTCAACATCAAACGTACTGGCATGGTTAGGAATGACAATGGCTATCTTCCCTGTACTCTTTGAGTAGAAACCTTTCGCACGCTGTTTCCTACCCTCCAAAACAGAAGCATCGGTAACAACCTCCACATTGTCAAGGTGCAGCTTCTTTGCAAGGCTTTCCACACGCTCTGCCATTCTTTGGCGTTCACGCTGTGCAAATTTCCTCCGTTGCTTTGCCGTTCTCCTTGACTGACCAAGCAGTTTTGCCACCGGGTCATTCTCAAAACCGACCTCATCATCGGTATATGCACCATCACCTTCACGCATATTTTCATCCGCAATGTTTGGATTCTCGAATTTTTCCACTATCTTTGTGATAGAAGAAAGTCTTGGATTGCTGAGGGCTTCCGTTTCGAGGACGGAGTGGTGCAGATAGTCTAAGGCTTTTTCTTTATTAATGTAATTGGCAAAACCTCTCTCTATCCAATCAATTATATTATTGTTTCCTTTCCCAAAAATAGAAGTCACCACATTGAAATCAATATCATTCCCTCTTCCTACCGACAATGTTACCAAAAAGTTACCCTGCTCCGTTTTTAATTCGGTAAGAACAGATCGGTTTTCTTCTTTTCCATAATTTTCAAACACGGCAATAGGATTCGCCACTGCTTCGGGAAGATTCTTTAATTCCTCCAGCTTGAAGCCGTGCTTCTTCATCTTCTTTATGACTTTGTTTCCGTACAGTTTCATGGGTTTGTCGGAAACTCCGGCTGACAACAGTATGTCCGATGGAGTGCCAAGGTTAAGTATCACTTTGTCTGCATTGGATTCTGTCAACTTTTCCAGTTCCTCGTTAAACCTATCGTTCACTTCCTCCAAATCATCTTCCCGATACAGTACATTGTCATCTTCTTCTGCAGTGGAAATATTATTTGCAGTTTCAACGGTAGCGTCCATTTCCGCATACTTGGCTTCCTTTTCCTCCAGTTCTTTCTTCATCAGTTCGGCATATTCCTCCAACTGTGATTTCGCCTGTGCCAATTCTTCTTCATATTCGAAAGGTTTGCCCTCTCGTAACAGGAGTTCTTTCAATTCGGCTTCATTATGCTTCTTGTTTTGCTCTCCGGCATTCAATCTCTCGGCAAAATCCTTTCCTGTAATCACATTGACTGTAATGTCTTCAATGGCATTGCGAAGCAAATTTTGGCGTACCGGCACATCTTCAATGCCGAGTTCGGGACATGAGTAGGTCATTTTACGCTCAACATCATTGAAAAGTGTTGCACCGTCACGCATGGTCTGCCTTGTCAGCTTTGTTGTAACTACAAATGAAAAATCGCCTATCTGTATAGTCAGTTCCCGTTTTTGTTCTCCTGCAATCTCACCGTCTTTCATCTGTTTCATTTCAGCAATAACACTCTTGTTATGTTCCTTGAAGAAATCACCCATTGTATCAACAGAAGCAAAACGATGTTTTCCGATTACAATTTCCTTGAATTGCCCATCGGGGAATGATGAATGTACAGCATCTAAATATCTACTGTTATCCTCAATGCACTTTTCCGCATCCTTGATAAAGGCTTTCAATCTTGGCTTGGCATTGTGAATATAGGTTTGGTCTGTTTCCCATTGCTTTTTGCGGCTTGCATATTTACGCACATTCTTTTCCGCATTGTTTTTCAGCATAGCATACTCACTGCCGGAGAGCTGTGCAACGGTATCTCCAAACACATCTTCTTCCTCCTCAAGTACACGGTTGGTCATGCTGTTGTTCATCATCTGCTTGCCGTTCATGATACTGTCGGCAATCGCTCCCTTTGTTTTCAAGCGTTGGTAGGCGGTAACATCCAAACTGTCCTCAACTCCGAAACGCAAGATGCGTACAGGCTTGTTCATGTCCTTATGCAAATTTCCCTGTCGCAAAATGCGTCCGTTGCGCTGGGTATAGTCCATAGGACGGTTGGGCGCATCCAAATGTATCAGCGTGTGCAGTCGTTCCTGAATGTTCACGCCTGTACCGAGCGTAAAGGTCGAACCGAGAATCACGCGAACCTCACCACGGTTTACCTTTTCAAAGATTTCAAGTTTCTTCTTGACAGTCATTCCCGACCTCATTACTACAATCTCATCAGCAGGAACTCCCTCTGCGATCAGTTTATTTCTGATGTCATCATAAAGATTGAAGCCGCTCTGCTTATTTTGATAATTGTCGGCAAAAATGGCAACCGTACCTTTGTAGTCGGCTGTTTCTTTCAGTGAGCGCAAAGTCTGGCGCACGGCTTCATTGGTCTTGCTGTTTTGGTCGTCCTCTGCATCTGACTGCACCAATCGGGCATCCACGGCAGCAGCTTTGGCAATACCGTACATCGTGAGCGGAATATGGCTGTTCTCTTTCTTCTCTTTGCCGCTCATCTGCTCATAATGTTCAAGTTCGCTCTTTACGAACTTCATGATGCTACGCAATGCACGTGTCTGTGGCAGATAAAGGTCTTGTGCCTTTTCTCCCTCCATTTCAGGTATTTTGTCCTTTACACCACCAGCTTCTTTGGTAAGGACGGTATCGGACACTCCCGACCATATACGCACCAGTTCGGGCAGGTTCACATATCCGGCAAAACGGTTGTTTTCCTTAAACTTTCCGCTTGTGGTGAACTCCAACATTTGCTGAATGTTACCAAAGTTGCGTACAAAGTCATCAAAGTAATAAATACCATACTCTTTCATCGTATCAGCAGGCATAAGATAGCGCATGAACGTCCAAATCTCTGCAGCAGTATTGCTGATAGGCGTACCTGTGGCGAAGATTACGTTTCGTCCGTTGTTCTTTTCCAAAACAGCCTGTGTCTTCAGGAATACCCCTTGTGATTTCTTGCTGTATGACGGGTCCACACCTTTGACTCCACGCTGCATGGCAGTGGCAAATCCAAGATGCTTGTATTCGTGGGCTTCATCCACAAGCAGGGCATCAATGCCCATATCGTCAAAGTTCTCTACATCGTCAGTCCGGCGGTCAAGCATTTCCATTGCCTTGACTTCTGCATTCTGCAAGGCTACAGCACGTTTTTTCTCATCGTTGGCGGTGCGTTTCTTTGAAGCGTTATCGGCAAGTCCGGCAAGTTGCTCCTCCAACAATTCGATTTCACGCTCGGCCTGTCGGGTAATCATGTTCTTGCCGTCTGGGTCTTCTTCTTTCATTTTTTCAAGAATGAGCATCTTCTCCTCAATCTTGTCCTGGACGAAAGCCATTTCCCTTTCCTCGCTGTCAGGGATAAATTCAAAGGTCGATTGCGGAACGACAATCATGTCCCAATCGTTGTAGCGTATCTTAGCATAGAAATTCTTTCTGCCCTCTGCGCTTCGGTCTGCCTCTTCGAGTGTCAGTATCTTGGCATTCGGGTACAGCTCCTTTGCACTTGCCACGAACTGACCTACCGTTGCATTCTGCACGACAATCATCGGTTTGCGTGCAGTACCCAAACGGCGCATTTCCATTGCTGTGGAAATGAGGGTAAAGGTTTTGCCTGTTCCTACCTCATGGGCAAGCAACAACGGTTGCTGTGTACCTCTCACGATGGCCTTACCTTGGTGGGGACGCATCTTGAACTTGTGGGAAGCACCTCCGAAATACTCCGGCACAAACTCGTCCGGTATGCCCATAGGCACAAAGTTGTTGAACATATCGTTATAGATACGTTCCATACGTTCCGACATTTCCGGGTCGCTCTGCATCTTCTGCCTTGCCCAGTCCTTGAAATCCTGACGAATTTCATCAATCTTAGCGGCACAAGCCTGTGTCGCTTCCTTGTCGGTAATGGTTTCTGTTGTGCCGTCATAGTGCTTCTTGGTGGTGGAAACCGTGATGCTTCTGTTCTGAATGGCTGCTTCTATGAGGGTGTGTCCCATAATGGTTCGACCGAGCATTTCACTGGTCACGCCCATGGCACGGTTCTTTTCGTAGTTGGTAAAGTATGGCTCTTTCATAAACCAAGTACCGCCTACTGCTGTAAACCGGACATCTACCCCCGTTCGTTCCTTTACGAAGTCTTCATATAGTTTCGGGTCAATCCAAGAACTGCCGAGGGTAAAATCAATCAAGTGTGCGGGAATTTCCATGGGCATAACCTCCTGCAACGCCTTTATGTTGCGGTCAAATTCCCCATTCTCGTTATTTTCCTCAGCCTGACGCAGTTTCTCACGGATATTTCCGCTCAAATACTGATACGATGCTTCCATCTGTCGGGTTACAGGGTTCTCGAAACCGTAGCCATTCTCAATGATTTCTTTCTTCACCTCCCCGATACCTGTGCCAAGTTGCTCAGCGATGTACGGTATATCCACACGGCCGAATTTGAAGATACTTGCAATGATACCGTCCTTGACATTGGCAGGGGTGGGTTCTTTCTCTTTTTCAACGACACGTTTGCTGAATACATCGGTCTTGTCAAATTTTTGTATCCGGTTTCCTTTTTCATCTGCCGTTTCTTCGAACTTTTCAAGAGCGAACACATTGGCATAGTCCACATCATTGCGGAGAAACGCAATGGCGGTGTTCTTGTTGAAGTGTCCGTATGTGCTGGTAAAATCATCGTATGCCTTGTTGAGTTTGTCAAGCAAGGGTTTCAGCCCCTCATCGCTTTCATTCTCGGTCTGATAGGAAAGGACTTCTGCAAGGGCTTCCTTGATAGCGGTGTACGCCTCGAAACATTCCACTTTCGTATGCCCCTTTACCTTATTAGCATTTACTTCGAGGGGTTGTGCGCTTGCTGTCGAGTTGATGTACAGCTTTCCGTCTTTGACAAACACTTCGCCAATCTTCTTGCCGGGCATTGCATCAGTGATAACCTCTGTGTTGCGCTCGCCAAATTCCTCCGCACGGAACGAGCGGACAAATTCAGCCAACATTTCTTCCTGATTCTTATCCTGTTTAGGGTATAAGCCCTTGCTTGTCGGGCGGAATGTGTCGCCTTTCTCAAATGCAAAGTGCATTTCACCCGCCATGTTTTCGGGGTGTTCAATGAAATAGCGGTTGTAGTCCATCGAAAGCTGCTTGATAACCGGCGTTTCCTTTCCTTTGACCTTGCGTGTTTCCCCGGTGTCATATTCTGCCATGCGTTCTCCGCTCACATCGCTTACATCAATGGCATGGGCAGATTTCTGCCCGTTCACACGCTTGCGGATAACAACAATGTCGGAGGTTACCCCGGTGCCGCCGAAAGTCTTGTTGTGCATACGGAAAGCACCCACGAAATCTGCTCCTCCCTCGCTCACAATCCAATCACGGAGTTTCTTGCTGTTGTCAAGTGTGCCGTTGGACGTGATGAAGATACCTAAACCGCCCTCACGCAGTTTGCGCACATTCTTTGCTATACAGAAATCGTGGATGTTGTGGAATTTCTTCGACAAGTCTTTGTCGCCGGTGGTATCGTTCACACGAAGTCCGGTAACAAACGGAACATTGGTTATGGCCAAATCCACACTGCCATTCGGTATGCGTGTCTGTTCGAAACCCTGTATCTTCACCTTGGCATCAGGATAGAGGAGCGAGAGGATTCCTCCCGAAGTCCCGTCAATTTCTATGGCATGGATATCGCTGCGCTCGCTGATGTTTGCAGGCATCTGCCCCAAGATGTTGCCGATACCGGCAGAACCTTCAAGGATATTGCCGCCCTTGAATCCCATTTGTTTGGCAATGTCCCAAAGCGTATCCACAACGTATGCCGGAGTGTAATAGGCGCTGTTCGCACTCATTACAGCCTCTTGATACGCTTTTTCTCCAAGTAATTCACGGAGTTTCTTTGCAATGAGGTTAGGAGCGTAATATGTACCCTCACTGAAAGCCTTGCCCAAGCCGCCCCAGCCGCTGAACTTGCGCAGGGTCTGCATCTGCTTTTCTGTAGCCTGTCCGCCGCTTTCAATCAGTTGCTTTGCCAGTTCGATAGCCTTGATGTTGGCTTCGATACGTGCATCAACCGATGTAGGAGCGTAGTCCTTGCCACGCTCTCCTCGGTTGTTGCGCATGTTTTTCGGCTCGCTTAACCCCTGTAAGTATCCAGCGGGTCTTCCGTTGCCCGGCTGTATTTCTCCGCCAGTTCTTTCACTTCCGCCAGTTCGACTTCCGTCAGTTCCTTCTCCGTCTTGCCATACTTCTTCATTATTTCTTCCAAGGCTTCCCGGTAGACTCCCTTGAACACTGTCGGCTGGCAATCTTTCGGAGCGTACTGCATCAGTTCTCTGTAATCCATGTTCGTCGTTTTTATTGTTATCAATCAAACCGTCAAACAAGCCCAACTCATTTGACTGCTGTGAATTTACTGCTTTTTTCCCATTCTTTTTACGTGCAGGGCGGCTTTTTTTGATGCGTTCCTGTGCAATCTCTGCCTCTTGCTCCACCTCGGTCTCTCTTGTTACGGTTTCGGCGGTAGCAAGCGCATCAATACTTTTCTTATCAAAATTCGTCACATCGAATTGTTGTACCTCATCGTATGGAGTCATGTCTGCATCCAGCCCGTTCTCTGCCACCTCCGGCAAATCTCTCGCACCATTGTAAAATGCTTTAAGGTAAGGGCGTATGGAATCGCCCAAGTCTGCAACCATAGCTGTAGCATACTCGGTAAATTTGCGTGCACCTTTCTCCAAATGGTAAACAGCCATCTCCGTACCAATGGCAAGTATTTCCGGGTCTATGCCCATGTTCATTTGACCGAGTAACTTCTTGCGCATACGCTCACGGAGTTCTGCATAGCGTTCATCGGTAACAAGACGGTTGCCGCTCGGATTGTTTTCCGGCTTAGGTTCTTGCTTTGTAGTTGCCGCTTTCTCTTCACGTACAATCTCCCTAATCTTTATTGTATTTTCGAGAGTGACACCAACTGCATTCAAAACCTCTTGCATTCCGTTTGACGGATTTTGAAGAATGCCAAGCATTTCCTCCGGGCTGTTGGCATATTTGGTAAAATGTGCGTCACCGATAGGGATAGGTTCGCTCACATCTTCACGGCGCAAAGTTGTTTCTCCCGTTTCCTTGTCAACGGAAACAGAGTATTGCCACACAGGGGTATATTCCTGCTTTTCTTCCTGCTTCGGTGTTTCCGAAAGTTTAGGCTCTGCAAACTGCACATTGCCGTCATTGACAGCCTGTATATCAGACATTGAAACAGGAGGTTGTGATTGTGCATCAGTCGCATATTCTGCCAACCGTTCAGCATCTTCCTTGCTCCGCATCATGAAGCCTTGCTTTTCCTTGTCCCACCAGCCTTTCAGTTGCTTGGCAAACATTGTGGTATGCTTCCGAACGGTATCTCTCAACTCGTTATTGAACTTTACAAGGTACATATCAAGAACTTTACCTCTCTTTGTGATGTATTGTGCAGGAGTAATAGCATAGTCTTTAGAGGCAGATTCAACTTCTGCTCTCATACCTTTGTTTATCTCTGTCTCGGCTACTTTTTTGGGAGTGCTAAGCGATGATGCGTTCTCTGCTAATAACAGCATTATTTCAAGGTCATTAATATAAAGCCCCTTAGCGTCTTGTTTGAAGAAACGTTTAAATTGGTCTCCATTCACACCTAAATCATATATAGGATATGACATGGTACCTCCGTCATAATCATAGGACTGTTCAATGAAATCTCCATTCTCGTTCTCTACACGTAATGCATAGCCACCTTCATAATTAATACGGGACAGTTTAACGTTCTTATCTGTAATTACAGACTGACGATCTACTTCTTTACCTAATTTCTCACTGTTATCGACTTTCGGAAACAAATCAGATGTGATAATGACATCATCATTTGTTTTTACAGCCTTTATCGGCTCTATCTTAACACCTTTGTACTCTGCAAACGCTTTTGTCTTCTGGTGGCTACTATCTATCCATTTCTCGAAATCCTCCAAATTTACGGCAGTTACCACTGTCTTGTGATTATTTGCCCAGTCGCTGTCATAATTCGCGAAGTAAGCTGCCTCGGCATCGTCAGTCTCATTGAAACCAAGCATTACCTTATGCTCATCAAAGCTGCCGTCCTCATTATACTGGTCCACCACGAACACCCTGCGTCCGTTCCACCCGTCAATATCGTCAGAGAGGAACACGTCTATGTGGTCTCCGTCCACGCCCTCCGTGCCACGGATGTAGCCGTAAGTGTTCTGCATGGTCGTTTCCCACTTGTTGCCGTTGGCATCCACGCCGCTGCGCACACTGCCCTTGGGCTGCTCGATGGTAATATCGAACACCCCGACCTGTACATGACCTTTCTTGTAATTCCCGGCTTCTTTCTGCGCTTCGGTCGGATTTACATTCACTTCCGCTTCCGCTGCTGCGATTTTTTCTCCTAACTCACTGCTTTTAACAGAATTATTCGTACCTTTGCTGTCAGAGGAAGTGCTTTGAGGAGTTATTCCCGAGTCCTTTGTGGCAGTCTCGGTTTTAATTGACTGCTCATAGTCCAAACCTTGCCTTTCAACCGAAGAGGTAGTCGCATCTTTCGGAGTGCGCCAAATGATACTTCCTTCCAAAAGACCTGTGCTTTGGTGTGAAGCGCTGCCGGATTGTTCGCCGCTTAATGGACTCTTACCGGTGGGAACACTTGCAGATGCGGTATCTGTAGAAGAGGAAACATCTTTCGCGCCCCTCTCCCAAAGCATAGGTCTTTTATTTAAACCGTCTATTGATTCATAACCGGAAGTCTTTAATCCATAAAATTTGCCATTGTCAGAATTGATAAGAATCGTAATCGCACGTTTCCCAGTACGTTTGCGCCCATTCTCTATGGAGAATATCAAAGCACCGTCATAACCCAATCGCACATGGTCAAAATTATTCATAACATCAAGCACAAACGAAACAGCCTCGTCTGTAGATGAAATTCCCAATTCCTTCCCATGTCGCTCAATCATATGGAGCATCATGCCGGGGGTCAGCCTGAATGGAGCTTTTGTATATCCTATCTCGTCAAAGACTTCTTGCGGTATATCGGCAAGGTCTATATTCCCGTTTTCATCTTGATAGAAATACTCGCCATTCCCTGATTTCTTTTCACTTAGCGTATATCTCGCTTGCTTGCTTTCACTATCTGCTTCAATTCGTTTATTGTTGCCTCCAATCGCGCTTCTTTGTTCGTCAGATTCTTCAATTCTTCTTCCACTGTCGGCTGCCCAGTTTCCGTTCTCAGTTCGTTTTCCTGTCTGATTATCTCCTCGGCTTCCTTGCTGCCCTCGTTGGCTTTGCGCACTACCGCCAGCCAATACATCGCTTCTGCGTTGTCCATCATATTCAAATTTTTCGTTTTCGTATAATAATTCGTTTCTCTTGTTTACCGCCTCGTTTATGGCTTCTGCCAGCGTCCTCGGGGTGTTGTCCGGCTCTTCAAACAAGGTTGTCTCCTGCGTGCCCTGCACCAAGTCGTATATCTCCGCAAACATCCCCTGCATGAATCCTTGGCTGCTGCCCTTGTACATCGCCGCCAGAAGCAGTGCGAAGTTACTGAAATTATCGGCAGGAAGGTAACTCTCGCCCGTTGCGTCATCAATCTGGTATTGGCGTTTCCAGCTTTCAACTGCCATCCGTGCCTCCTTGAAATTTTTCGCTTCGGTAAACAGTTTGTCCTGCGACAAGGCATAATAAGCCCGGATTGAGTTCTGTATCTCCTGGGCCATACGCTCTGCACTTGGGCTGTCATAATCCCTGAATGCCGTTGCGAGAATAGCCTTTTGAGCCTTTACAGGCAATGCGTTGAACATTTCTTCAAGACGAACACTGCCACCCTTGAAAATGCTCTGGTACATGATTCCGCGCAAGTCATTCTTGGCTTCGGCGGTAAGGTTGTCCTTGCTGTCAAATGCGCTGCTGTATTGGGTCGGTGTGATGTAGCCTTTCTGCATCATCCATTTTAACACATTTGTACCGTTGGCATCCACAAGACCGGCAAAGGATATTTCCTCATCGCTTGAAGCAAGCAGCAGGTTGGCGAACGAACGCATGTCATTGCCCATCTTCTGCATGATGTTCTTGGGCTTTATGCGTTCAATCCCTCCGCTCTCGGTGTCCTGTGCCACATACTGACCAAGATTAATGGCCTCCGCATCATCCACATCAACCATATTCACAAGGACAGGATGTTTCATACCATCAATATCTTCCGCTTGCAAGCCAAACTCGTCTGCGTGGTCTTTCAGATATTGTTTGTATGTTTCCGCCTGCTCCGAGTGGGCTGCCCACATCTGACGGAGAGCGTCACTTCGGTTGTTGCCCTGTATGACCTCCCCTCGTGCGTTCACGGTAGGCGCACCCGTATAGGCGGTAACGGAAGATGTGATTTCTTCTGGACGGATGTTTCCTGCAATCTTCCGGGAAGATAACAGGCTGGCTTCGTCATTCCGTTCTTTTGGTTGCGCCTCATCAATGAAGTGCAGAGGATTGCGCACACCTTGGATATGGCTCGGTTGCAACTGGTTCGCATCAATCGCTGCTGCACGGCCGCCTACAAGGACATCATCGCTGAATTTTACGGATACATCCTTGCCATGCAATGCCTGTATCGGTTCTTGCCTGTCAACCTTATGACCGTTCACACGTCTGTACCCTCTTGCACGTGCATCCTGCGGCTTGTCGTCCACCATGTCCGGCACTCCGTTCAGGGCTTCACGCTCGATGCGTTCCGCTTCCTCACGTTCCACACGTAACTTTTCCTCTTCCGCCTTACGCAATGCGGCAGCTTCATCAGCAATGCGTCTACGTTCAGCGTCCGCTTCCATTTTTCTGCGGTTGGCAGTACCGGCTATCTTCTGCCAAACGAGCAATTCCTGTTTGGCTGCATCAATCGCTGCCTTACGCTCTTTCTCGGAAGCAATCTTTTCGGCAATGGAGTTGCCGCCTTTCGATTTGGCTTTCTCCAACTTCTTCAAGGCTTCTTCCTTGTCAACAACCATTCCATCGGCTACGGTCTGTGCCATAACCTCATCGCCCTCGGTCTGCTCCACAATGGCATCCCAAGCGGTATCGCTATCGGTCTGTTCATAAAGAGGATTGCCCTGCTCATCCTTTGGTATTCTCTGCATGGCAGGAATATTTTGAGGGGCATTGTTATCATTTTCGGGAATATTTTCCGCACCATTGTTGCTCTCATTTTCGGCAGGGCGTTCAAACGCCACTCCGTTATGCTCCAACAGCATATTGTCAAGTTCATCACGGGTAAACAGGTTCACACGCTTGCCGTTGATAGGTGCTTCAGTAAACACTTCATATCTTCCGTCCGCATCGGCATCTGCTGTGATATTGCCACGGACGGTAACGCCGTTCTCATCGGTAAGCGAAACAATATCATTGAGGGCGTATTGTGGTCTTTCAGCCTCTTGCATTTCCTGTTTCCGTTCGGCATTCTCAATGGTTCTCTGCTGCTCGAACTGCGCCACACGTGCCAAATTTGCCGCATCAGCCTGTTGCTGTATGGTTTCTTTTGCCAACGGGAAGATGTTCACGCCGTCCGATACGTTAACTGTGCCGTCCCCATTATCCACAACACCGTCCTCGTTGGCTATAACCTGTACTTGTATCTGTGAACTATCCTCTCCGGTAATAGTATAGGCATCACCCGGATTGAATGTAATCTTACCGTCTATCTTATCAGCCGCTTCACGTGCGAACTGCTCCACAATGGCTTGTTCTGCCAATTCTTTTTGCTCGTTAGGGTCTTGCGATTCATCAAGAGACAATACTGCATCAGGTGATACTTGTTCAAGTGCGCCGGTTTCCGAATCGCGAATGATGATGCTGTTGTCCGAATCGGTTACGCTCACACCGCTACCATCGTCATACGGTATAAGCTTGCCGCTGATTACATACACCTTCCGCTCATCCTGCTTCATGGTTGCCCCCTGTATCATGCCAGTATTACGGTTCACACGTGCATCTATCATTGAGTTGCTCTGCTCGATACGACCGTCTATATCATCACGTACACGTTGTATCATGCCGTTATACACTTGCTTGGCATTAATATAATCGATTACGGAAGACTTATCTTCATCATTCCATTGTCCATTGCCATTCACAAACTCTAATGCGGCAATCGGATTTTCTTCAATCATTGCAAACATGCTCTCATCCACGAGGTCTGCAACCCTTGCACGCTGATACTCATACATGTTCTTTGCATCGTTCATCTCCTGCGAAGAAATGATATTATACCCGTCGAGATAACTGTCGTTTGCTTGTTGTACACTTTCGTTTCGGTTGCCGCCACGTGATTGAGCCATAGAAGCAAGGTTAAATCCTCGCAAATTCAACGAGCGTTCCATATAATCCAGAACGGCAGCTTTCTCATTGATGGTAAAATCTTTATCACCGGCAATAAGTTCCGCAACTTCACCGATATTCTCATTGGTAGTAAGGTCAAGCATCGCCTTTAATGGCTCCCATACCTCTTTGCCGAGTAATTCATTCACTTTTGCGTCCGCTTTATTTACACCATGCTTCATGGAAGCATAATTTGCAGCAGACAAAGTATGTTTTCCTGCGCCCATTAATCCCATAGAGAGTGCCATGCCTCCCCAAATGTCACCATGAAATTGACCACTGGCAAACAAATTGGTACGTGTACCGTCCGGATTCTGTTGATAGGCGTCATCAAGATTGAGCATGGTACGCCACAGTTGTCCATAGTATTCTTCCGAAACCTCACCAACATAATCACTCACACCCATTTTGTTGAACATCTGATGAGTTTGTCCCATGATACCGTTCAACGCACTTGCGTCAGCCTTTGAAAGCACTGCGCCGATACGCTTTGCACCTACCACATTGGCTAGTTTGCTCATATTCCCAAGAGTAAAGACCGGATCAAGATGCGCACCGAACATTTCCGAATAATTCTCAATGATGGCATTGGCTTCACTTTGCCAAATGGCATCCCCCCAAGTCTTATCATTGGAAAAATCATAGTTGCCGTTCTCATCAACAACCACATCACCCAGTTTACGGTCAATGATGTCAGTAGTAGTTTTCCCTGCCTGTACTGTATTGGCCATAAGTGGGGCACGTACAAGCAAATCATCTGCAGTTGCACCGAGTGCTTTGATAGTCCAGTCGGTTGCATACCGTCCCAAACCTTTGGTTCCATTCTCTTTAATATAGGACTTGAAACCCTGCTGAGCCATTTTTTCAGCCGTTTCTTTGCCTATGACCTTTGTTGCAAGTCTGGTACTTCCTTTGGAGAAAGAGGACAATCCGTTGAATCCACCGCAAGTTAATACAAAATCTGCCATATAAGCTGGCATGTGCCCAGCAGTAATACCAGACCTATACCAAAAATCAGCATTTCCACCATATCTTTCCTCTGCTTGTTGCTTCTCATGGATTGCACCCATCATCGCATCATGAGCTTCACGTTCACCCTCTGTGGCATTTTCTCCTTTCAGGTCATCAGCATTCATCATTGTCAGTGCGTCACGCATATCACCCATACCGAAATCCCAAGTACGCACATCACCCATAGTGCGGCCGAAACCACGCCAAAAGCCAACATCTACACCGTTTTCACGGTCTTTCTGTTCTTCGAGATTCTTAATCAGTTCCTCTGTTTCACGAATGGCTACGGATAATGCACGATTTTCCTTGTCGGATTGTTGGCGAGGCGTATAAGTGGCAGCTCCCAGTATGGCAGCGAGAGGGGCTTTGTTGTTTTCTGTCTCTTCTGCCCATTCCTTGTGTACTTCTGATGCTCTTTCCGCTTGTTTGGCTTTCAAATCCTGCAACCGGAGGTTTGCCTTACGCAACTGTCCGCCTATAGACATATCGGCAGCTTGGCGGTACTGAAAGCTTTCCATATCAGCCGATGGCTTGCTGTAATAACGATTTCCGGCAGGAGTGAGGAACGTTTTCTCCAACTTCCTGCTTTCAGGATTGAATATCATCTTTCCCTCTTTGGTCTGCAAGCCGGGATTTATCCCATACTCCTGCATATTGTCCATGCGTTCGTTGAATGCTTGTGTATGGGCTTTCACATTGTTCATAATACGGTCGGTTCCGGTCAACATCGCCACTTTCTCCTTTTCAGTAGGTTGCCATATCTGTTCATTAGCTGGTGAAATGGGGTCTTCAACCATTCCGTCAATACTGCTTTCCGATTGTTGCGATGAGGCTTGTTTCTTTCCAAACCCTATATTGCTTTCAAATTCTTCAAACGGCTCCATATCATAACCATCTTTTACAAGAGCGTCGTAAGCCGCTTTACGTTTGGTTGAATCTAATAGGTTCTTGCGAAAATCTTCTTCGCTCTCCATGTCGTAACCATCAGAAACAAACGTATCATACAGTTTCTTTATCTTATCCTTTTCTTCAGGCATAGTATTTTAT